GTAATCACCAGCATCACAGTGAATCAAGCTGGTTATGGATATCTAGCACCACCCAAGGTCAGCATCATTGGTTTAGGTGCAGGTGCAGTGGCCGAAGCAGAAATTACCGGCGACCAAGTCAGTGCCATAAATGTTATTAACGGTGGTTCGGGATATGTGAGTAACCCGCAACAAACCAATCGGGTAGCGGTAATCGGTATCAGTCGTGGAGCCATCGTAAGCATATTAGTTAGATGACATTTAAAAAAATCGTAGGGTTTGGTGACTCGTGGATGTATGGTGATGAATTGTTGGATCCGGAATTGAGTAGAACACATGCCGATGCACATTCATGTTGGACACAGAATGAACCGTATCGCAACCGTCACAACTTCCTAGGACTGTTAGGAAAGCATTATGGCGTTCCTATAGAAAACTTTGGTATTCCGGGCGGCAGTATGCAAAGTTCAATCTGGACATTTCAATGGTGGTTAGACCATGAGCCTAGCCCTGACGAATGTTTGGTGTTAATAGGACATACTGATTCAGATCGGTTGAGTTTTTATAATCCCAATCACCGCAGATACACTAACGATCCACCATGGAACCGATTTGTGCATTCCACTTGGGTAGAATTTGGATCTAGTGTGGTACCTGAAGAATTCCGAACCATGATCAAACAGCAACTGGTTCTGACCAACTGTCAAGAACTAGCACGATTAAATTATCAACAGACTGTGCAGTTGTTTGATGGAATAGCAGCAAGGAAGAATATTCCTGTGATGCAATTTCACATCATGCCTGCAGATGTTGAAATGGATCTTCCTACCATGATCTGGCCAGGTGTTTCAACCACCATGTGGTTCCGCGATCATCCGGATAACCAACGTCGTGAACTCATCATGCCCGGTGGCCATCCCAACGAGATTGGGCATAAAATGATTGCTGAAAAGTTGATTTCTACCATAGACTCTGCTACAATGTAAGGATGCTAGACATCCTTGGTTATCTGCCTGCGAAACGAAAAGCCACGCCTTCGGGCTGGGTAAGTTTCAATGCTGTGTGCTGTCAGCACAATGGTAGCACAGCGGATAAGAGAAGCCGCGGAGGTCTTAAACCCACAGAATCGGGTTGGAGTTATCATTGCTTCAACTGCAATTATACCGCCAGCTTTATCCTTGGTCGCTCAGTGAGCTTTAAAGCCCGACGGCTCTTGAACTGGTTAGGTGTGCCGGATGCAGAGATTGATGCGTTAAATCTGGAAAGTTTAAGGCATCGAAGTGTGCATGGCATCCTAGACGATCGCCAACGCATGTTCAATGTATTATCGGATATCCGGTTTGAAGAACAAGAACTACCGGCATTGAGTGAGTTGTTGACGGGTGAAGATCTGCGTAGAGAGTATATAAGACTCAGGCGTGTACCCAATGACTATCCTGTGATGATACAAGATCATCCAGAAAAAGCATGGAAACATCGACCCAGTGTGATCATTCCATTCACCCACGACGATCGAATCGTAGGACACACACAGAGATTCTTAGACGACCGTAAGCCAAAATACATCAGCAATAGCCAACCTGGATATGTGTTTGGTACAGACTTACAACACAACGACTGGACTAATGCGATCGTGGTGGAAGGTATATTTGATGCGTTATGTATCGGTGGCCTGGCTGTGATGCACAGCACCATATCAGATGAACAAGCACGATTGATCCGCAGTCTAGGTCGAGAGATCACAGTAGTGCCAGATCAAGACTTGGCCGGAATGGAACTGGTAGATCGTGCAGTGGAACTGGGATGGGCAGTGAGCATGCCACCTTGGCCCGAGGACGTCAAGGATGTGAATGACTCAGTGGTTCGTTATGGTAGGTTGGCAACTGTGCTAACTATATTTGAAAATCGTGAAACCAGTAAAATCAAAATAGAACTAAGGAAGAAAAATCTTGTTAAAAGACTACGGAGTTGATGTACAACGCTTGTTCCTGGAGATGATGTTAGAGGACGCACAAGGCTATGTGCGTGTGCAGAACATCTACAACCCAGAGAATTTTGATAAAAGCCTGCGACCTGCAGCCGCGTTTATCAAAGAGCACGGCGACAAATACAAAACCTTGCCGGACCGAGTACAGATAGCAGCCACAACTGGCGTCAAGTTACAGTCAGTGCCCGAACTAAACGAAGGCCATTTTGAATGGTTTATGAACGAGTTTGAATCTTTTACACGCAGACAAGAACTGGAACGGGCTATATTGAAAGCAGCAGACTTGTTGGAGAAAGGCGACTATGATCCTGTGGAGAAACTGATCAAGGATGCTGTGCAGATTTCGTTGACCAAGGACATGGGTACAGATTACTTTGCTGATCCGGCTGCACGAATACGCAAGTATTTTGAATCGGGTGGACAAGTAAGCACAGGCTGGCCACAGATGGATCGACTGCTGTATGGTGGATTCAGTCGAGGAGAACTAAACATCTTTGCAGGCGGGTCGGGATCGGGTAAATCACTGGTCATGATGAACATAGCATTGAACTGGGTACAGCAAGGACTCAGTGGTGTGTACATCACATTAGAACTTTCAGAAGAACTCACTTCGTTGAGAACAGATGCTATGTTAACAAACATGAGTACCAAAGACATCCGCAAGGACATTGACACAGCAGAACTCAAAGTCAAACTGGTAGCCAAGAAGAGCGGCAACTATCAAGTGAAAGGATTGCCGGCACAATCAAACATCAATGACATACGAGCATATTTGAAAGAGTATCAGATACAAACAGGCAAGAAGGTAGACTTTGTGATGATTGACTACCTGGACTTGTTGATGCCGGTAAGTGCCAAGGTAAGTCCAAATGATTTGTTTGTGAAAGACAAGTATGTATCGGAAGAGCTGCGTAACTTGGCCAAAGAACTACAGATGCTCATGGTCACTGCTAGTCAGTTGAATCGATCAGCAGTGGAAGAAGTAGAATTTGATCACAGTCATATATCAGGCGGTATTTCAAAGATCAACACAGCAGACAATGTGTTTGGTATCTTGACAAGTCGTTCAATGAAGGAGCGTGGCAAGTATCAAATACAATGTATGAAGAGTCGTAGTTCAACGGGTGTGGGTCAGAAGATTGATCTGGAATACGACATTGATACAATGCGTATCACAGATGCAGGTGGCGACGAGAACGACAACGGATTCCGTAAGCCCAGCAGCGTGATGGAATCAATCAAGGCTCGTGCCAGCGTAGCACCAGCAGACACCGCAGCATCTCCTAAATGGGAACGAGGTCAGCCCAAGCCGGGCATTGATCCACTGGATCCTACACCAAAGATCACAGCAGATGTGCAGAGCAACAAACTCAAGGAACTGTTGGGCAAGATCAAAACTAGTTAAAAACCAATAAATAACTCAAAGGCCCTTGAACGCAATGCAAAAACGCACCCGTAGTCTATTGGAAGAACTGGATTCAATGTATGTTGAGCGTGAACGCGACTTGATAATAGAGAGCCGCGCGTCAAACATCATAGCAGGTGCTATCAATTTATTAGAACAGATAGATGCTTCGTATTCACCGGAGCAGGCAGAAAATCTCACACGCAAACTGCTGAATGCCATCCGCACCAGGGATGCAGGTAGATTTGCCAGAACCGTAAGGCGTAGTCATGCAAATCAATAAACTGCTGGAAGGCGGAAATGTTTTTAAAGGTCCCAAGGGCGAGTTACTTACACAGCGTATCAATCGTCAAGACATCCCTGCTACCATCCACTGGATAGAACAAGTCACCGGAATAGATTTCAGCAGTGATGTAGGAGAAGACGGCATACCGCTACGTTGGTTGGGATCAACTGGTCGTAAACCCACATCGGGCGATCTGGATCTTGCTGTGGATCTCAACAAAGTGGACAAAGAACAACTGGCCGGCATCCTCTCACAATTTGTACAGAGTCACGGAGCCGACCCTAGAGAATATGTGGTCAAAAAAGGTGAGGTGCATTTTAAGACACCCATTGCCGGTGATGCTAATCGTGGATTTGTGCAGACTGATTTTATGTTTTTTCCTAATTTGGATTGGGGTCAGTTTTATTACGGTGGTGGTGCGGATTCAGAATACAAAGGCATGAACCGTAATGTGTTGATGTCGAGCATAGCCAAGCAGCAAGGTTTAAAAGTAGGTGCTAACGGAATGTTCTCTCGCACTACAAATGAACTGGTCAAAAACGGCATGGACCCTGACTATGTGGCCAGTGTGTTGCTAGGACGCGGTGCCAGTCGCGACAACTTAAAGAATGTGGAATCAATCTATGCTGCACTCAGCAATGATCCAGATCGTGAAGCTAAAGTAGCAGACTTCCGCGAGTATCTGGCCAAGGAAGGTATTCGACAGCCTGACATGACTGTGCGAGAAAGTGATGCCAACTTTCTAGCTCGCCTGCGTGATCGTATTGTGAATCAAGGC